CGCTCAAGGGGACATGATGATCTGGAGGGTCACCCCAGGTGGCAACCCCGTCCGCTGGGTGCGTGTCTATCAAGACGAGAGCGTAGACACCGTGACAACCGACGCACTGGCACACCTCGTCTAGGCAACGCCCCTCTAGGGTCTACAATACACACAACACACAAACGGAGCAACACATGAACGGATGGGCAAACTACGAGACCTGGAACGCTGCCCTGTGGATCGGCAACGATGAGTTTCTCTACAACACTGCCAAGGCATGTGTGGTCTACAGAGAGGCAGGCATTGAGACACCATGGGACAAGTTCGTGCGCTGCATGACTGATGGGCAGGTCGGTCGTATGCTCTGCAAGACAGGCGACGGCGTGGCATGGGATGACCCCGCCATCGATGCAGACGAGATGAACGAAATGCTGTGGGATTTGTGATCATGAACATCAGGAAATACCGTCGCGAGGTTGACACAATCATGTCATCCTTTGGTTTCATTTTCTTAGACGATTCTAAGCATTTGAAATATAAACACCCAACGCTAGGCATAGTGCAAACATGCAGTAAATCACCCAGTGATAACTATGCACTAGCACAGATTAAGCGACAATGTAGAAGATCAGTGGCAGCAGCAAGTTAACACACAGGGGGCAGTAATATGCCCCCCTTAATGTATCCCCCCGAACGCCGAGCGGGACTCCTAACCCTACCCTAAGCTATAAACGTTTCCCAGCGCCCTCGATATATTCAAATAAATATTTGTGGGTCCCCCGTATACAAAAAATTTCCCCCAGAAAAAATATCATGAAAACCTCGACAACCTTTAGGGAAGAGATTAGTTATATTACAGTGTGTCTCCTAGAGACTGTAAGGATCCTTGTGTTGAACTTATATACCAAGATTGGAGGTAATTATGGCACAAGCACCATCGAGACGAAAGAGTAGGGACCAGGACTCTAAGTTCTTCTTATATGTCTTCTTCCACTCCGTGTGGACCAGCGTATTCTCAATATTCGACGATAACGACTAATGGAACAACACAAAATTACTTACAAAACCAAGGACGGTGTTCTGAAGGAACAGAGGTTCGACGAGTTCAATGAATTTGCCGATGCAATCGAAGATGCAGCGATCGACTATTTTGCTGCTGCTGAAGCAGCACCTGAAATGGAGATTTCGAGTGCCTTCGGAGCATACGGTGTAAATTATAAGGAAACATTTAAAGATGGAGCAAGAACTAGCAGTGACGTTGAATTCCTTGGAGAAGAGACTGAAGGAAGTTGAGACTCCAGGACCACTGATGTATCGTCGTCCAGGCTCCGAGGAACATGAAAACCTTGTAGACTTTCTGAATGACACCTATATACAGTTACAGGAGGTTCGAGCAGTTGTAGAGAGGACTGCAAGGGACTCAAAGGTTCATCTAGCGCACAAGTTATGCCAGCACTAGCGATTCCGACTACTATGGATACTGTGAGCACCAATGCGACCTGCACGTTTGCTGCAGCGCCGCTGAAGGGGACTCCAGTGAAGGCGGGTATCTTTATGGACAAGAAACCCACACCATTCTTTGCAGAGGGGACACCAGTTACTCCTGTTCCTGGAGTTCCCATTGCAACACCACCAGGATGTATTGATCCTACAGGTGGTGCAAGGATCATCAAGTGCTTAGTGAACAAGTCGATTTATATTCAGAAGTTAAAACCAGCACTGCAAGGGGATGAAGCATTTATTGCAGGATCTCCGAGACCACTGACTGCACCGTTTGCCCCGTCATCAGTGCAGTTTCAGACTGGGGCGGGAGCAGCTGCAGGTGGTGCAGCAGCAGCATAATGTGCTATAATGGGTGAGTCTTTCTAATAGGATTCATGGCAAAGCGCACTTCACTGACTGGCGGCACGTTTATCGAAGCAACTCCCAAGAAAACCCGACAGGGTGCAGGGAAGCACACGAAGTATGCTGCAAGTAGCAGAAATAATAAGAAGAAGATGTATCGTGGACAAGGTAAGTAAGGTTAGAGCATGGATTGAGTATGTTTCAAAGCAGCGTGGGGAACTCGGTGGGTATGCCATCTGTCCCTACGCTTTTTCTGCGTCTGTTCATATTGAGGAGCGTGCCCTGCGGCGTGTGACTCTGAGTTCATTACCAGAGAAGGATGTAATAATCTATATTTTGGAGGACGACATCTCTGAATGCGCTCTGATGCAAAGGACTGCGGAGATTAATATGTCTCAAAGCGTGTGGTTTGCGCTCGAAGATCACATGGATGAGACAACGCATATTGGTGGGTTACAAAGTAACTTTGGTAAAGGAAACTTGCTACTCATCCAAAAGCGTGATAAATTAGATAAGGCGAGAGAACAATTACACAAGACTGATTATTACACACATTGGTCACCATCACTGTATAGGAGAATAGTCCATGGCAAATAGTCCAACAGATAAAAGCAAGGAGTTTGTTAAATCTGGTATGACATTGATCACACAACCAGATAGTGACTATTGGTTGAAGAAGCACCAGAAGCGTAAGGTAGACTTGAAAGACACTGCTAAATAGATAAGATAAGCTCTACTATTAGTGTGGCAAAATTCCAAACCTTCAAGGATTTGAATGTCACGTTCAAACCCCATCCAGTAACAGGTGACTTAATTGTCAAGAAGGATGATGCTGCAATTAAACAAGCAGTTGTCAATTTGCTACTTACAACAAAAGGCGAGAGACCATTTCAACCAAATCTGGGGTCCAATCTTCGCAATTTGCTATTTGAGAACCTAGATGTAGCGACTGCTGCTGAAATTGGTGATGATATTCGTCAGACTCTAGATCAGTTTGAACCTAGAATTACGGTTACTGGTCTAGAGGTTGATGCGAACTTTGATGACAATGGGTTTGATGTTGCTTTAGAATTTGAAATCATTGGTAGAGAAGACTTTCCTGTCGCCATAGAATTCTTCCTAGAGAGAACTCGATAATGCCATACGTTCAACTATCAAACCTAGACTTTGCAGATATCAAGACTGCTCTCAAGGAATACTTGAGATCGCAGGGGGAGTTTACTGATTTTGATTTTGAAGGTTCAGTATGGTCGAACCTTCTGGACGTATTGGCGTATAATACGTATTACACAGCGTTCAACACCAATATGGTGGTGAATGAGACATTCCTTGATTCGGCAACGCTCAGGGACAATGTGGTGGCACTGGCGAAGCAATTGGGTTACACTCCCAAGTCAGCAACCGCACCAAGGGCATCTTTGTCCTTTAGAGTAGAATTTCCAAATTCTGCACCCAATGAAATCGTTCTGAGAAAAGGAACAGGTTTCAACTCAACATTTGACAATAATGTCTACAATTTTGTAGTCACCGAAGATATCAAGGTTCCTGTGATCAACGGAGTCGGAACTTTTGATAGCATCAATATCTACGAAGGAAACTTCATCACTGACACCTATACGGTCAACACAGCGCGATCAAACCGTTTTGTGATCAAGAACCCCAACGCAGACATTTCGTCGCTTAGAGTCCGTGTATTCGCGTCTGCACAGAGCACTCTGGGTGAGGTATATGCCAGAGCAGACAGCATCCTAGACATTACTAGTGAATCTAACGTCTTCTACGTAGAAGAGACTGAAGATGAGCAGTATGAGGTATTTTTCGGTGATGGTGTCCTAGGTAGACAACTAGAGTCTGGTAACCAAGTAGAAATTACATATCTGTCAACGAATGGTCCTGATGCTAACGGTGCAAGAGCATTTACCTTCAACGGCATCATAGAGACCCCTGCAGGCAATTCTAGTCTAAACTATACAATCTCATACTCTGCTGCTACAGACCTCATAGAGGCGGCGGTAGGGGGCGCAGAGATCGAATCTGTTGCTAAGATCAAGTTTAATGCTCCTAAGTTCTATGGAACACAGAACAGAGCAGTCACAGCACAAGACTATGCAGCAATTGTAAGAGAGATCTATCCTGCTATTGCTGACATCATCACATTTGGTGGTGAAGAGGATGATCCCCCTGAGTATGGTAAGGTCAAGATTGTTGTCAAACCATCTACTGCACGTAGATTGAGTTCTGCCACTAAGAAAGAGATCGTAGATAAACTGAAACCATTCATGGTGGCATCTATCACCCCTGATGTCATTGATGCATCGATTCTCTACGTTGAACTGAAGTCTGAAGTCTTCTATTCTAAAGAAAAGACTAATCAGACTAGAGATGAGATCAAGTCAAAGGTCATCGGTGGTCTAGAGCAGTATATCTCGACATCTGACACTGAAAAGTTCAATGGCAAGTTTAGATTCTCTAAATTTGTTGGTGTAATCGATGATGCTGATCGTAGTATTAACAGTAACCTTACTACTGTTAAGATGAGAAAAGACTTCTACCCTCAGATCAACAGTAAGTTCTTCTACGAACTGTGTTATCAGAATGCCTTTGATGACTCATGTGATGAGGATGTGATTGTCCAATCGACAGGGTTCAAAGTCAGTGAGTATCCTCTCTGGACAGTCTATCTCGAAGATCGCTCTGGCAAAATCGTCCTATATAGAATAGACTCTATCTCAGGTGACAAAATCGTTCTAAACGACTCTGTTGGAACGGTTGACTACAAGAAGGGAGAGATCAAACTTTATGATCTAACAGTTATTGAAGGTAGTTTCTTCGATAATCGAATCGAAGTGAGAACTATCCCACTAAGCAATGATATTAGTGCATCGAGAGAAGTATATCTCGATGTTGATATTCCAAAGAGTTCATTCACGATTTACACAGAGTAAGCTTAAATGGCAGAGACTAGGAGAATATCTACTCTAATTGAGAGTCAACTACCTGAGTTCATTTCTTCTGACTACGAAAATTTTTCTAAAATTGTAGAAAAATATTACGAGCAGTTAGAACTTAGGGGTCAACCTCTCGACGTGATTCAGAATATCACGAAATATCGTGATATAGATTTTTATGAGAAAAATCTTCTAGCACAAGGCACAGAATTAGCAGTAGCAGTATCTGCGAGTGATACAACTATTGAGCTAGTTGATGCATCTTCTTTCCCTGTGGAAAACGGATACATCAAAATTAATGATGAGATCTTGTTTTATAAAGAAAGAAGTGGCAACACTCTCAGTGAAGTCTCTCGTGGCGTCAGTGGCAATACAAAACTAGGCGACCTATACGAGAAGAGCAACTTCGTAACAACGCTTGCTGCAGGACATAACTCAGGTGTTGGCGTTCAGAACATCAGCAACCTGTTCTTGTATGCTATTGTCAAGAACTTTGAGTCTGACTACCTTGCATCGTTCCCAGAGAAGTATCTGAACGAGAAGGTAGACAAGAGAACTCTAATCAAGAATATTACTAGTTTCTATCGTGCGAAGGGCACCGATAGGTCTATCAAGTTTATTTTCAACACTCTGGTAGGTAATGACACCCCAGAAGTTGTAAGACCAAAAGATTTTACTGTCAAAGCATCTACATCTGATTGGATCACCTCTTACTCACTTAAGGTAAAGGTTCTAGCAGGTGATGTATCTTCTCTAATTGGCGAAGAGATTATCCAAGGTGTAGATCCATTTGATCTCAAGGCAGGTTATGCATCTGGCATTGTAGACAACGTTTTCGGTGCTGGTAGTATCGATGGTGAGCAACTGTATGAAATTGCTCTAGATACATCCTCGATCAACAATACATTCAAGATTGCGTCTAAGACTGAGTTGACAGCAGACTTTGACAACGGTCTTACTGTCGGTGATCGTATTAATGTGTTTTCCACAGAAGGATTTGCTCCTACTGGCAGATTCATCATCCGTGGTGAAGAATTCGAGTATAGCGATAAGAGTGTTACTCAGTTCCTAGTTAGCGACAGAGAAAGCAATCTTGTTTATACTGAGGGAGAACCTGTTTACAGTTTTTCCACAGTCACTTCTGGAAATGTCAAACTTCTAGTCCTTGGTGTCCTCTACAACCTGAGCACTGATGCTCCTGCTCCTTATTCTGAGGAAGGAGATCGTATTCAGGTATCTGGTGCTGGTTTTGAGACCAGAGATCCTATTATCATGACTCCACAGAATACCATTCGTTGGATTCTGAGTGCAGAGAATGCTGAAGCAGCAAATAACACTATTCAGTCTCAGATTGGAGATCTGCCTGGTGATGTTGCTGCTGTTTACGAAGATAGCAACTATTACTACATTTGTTCGTCTTCTTTCCCAACTAGACCTATTCTTCTTGCAAATACGCAGCAGACACTGCAAGATCAGAAGACGATGAGATTGATTCGTAAGAATCCTCAGGTTATTACTGAATCATACCCCACAACACAAAGAGATGTTGGCATCTTGGTTGATGGAACTCTTGCTTTCAGTTACAGAGATTTCGATCAAGTCCAGTTTGGTCCTATCACCAAATTCAATATCTCACTAAAAGGTTCTGGTTATCAAGATGCTCCTAATGTCCTGGTCAACAATGTTCCAGGAAGAGCAAGATCGTTCCTAGCAGGAGAAGTTGTTGATAGCATCGAACTCCTCGATGGACGTATCTATTCTGAACCACCTACTGTAACTATTACTTCTGGTAGAAATGCAAAGGCATCTGCTACTGTTACTTTCGGTAGGATTACAAGTATTCAAGTAATTGATGGTGGTGAATACTACACCACACCTCCTACAGTAAGAATTATCGATCGTCTTGGTAGGGGTCGCTTTGCAGAATACAATGCTGTCTTGGAAAATGGCAAAATTGTTGACTTTGAGCAAGTAGACGAAGGTAAGTTCTACTCCAAGGGAAATGTAATTGTTGACATCCTTCCTATTGGCGATGGAGCACAGGCAACATCCGAAATCGTCACATATACCAAAGATCGCTACAAGAAACTCAAGGATGAGTTGGATTCCTCCAATGGTTATGCATTCCAGAACTACAATCCTACCAAAGGGTATGGTTACGGTATAGTTGCTAACCCTGCTGACCTTAGAACCGAGTTGAGCGACGATGGAACTGCACACTCTCCTATTTTAGGATTTGCTTATGATGGCAATCCCATTTATGGTCCTTATGGTTATGAGAACCCTCTAGATAGTAATAGTGTTGTCAATAGACTGTCATCTGCATACTATCTCAAAAATAACAGACTAGGTGGTCCAAATCCATCTGAGTTTGAACTAGGAACTTTTATTGAAGATTATGAGTGGAGACCTAGCACTCAGTCTGGTAAATTAGAATTAGACGAAAATAACGGAAGATTCTGTGTAACACCAGAATATCCAGAAGGAGTCTATGCATACTTCATCACTATTGATGTTGATGGCAATCCTGCGTTCCCATACATCCTAGGATCGAACTATTACTCACTACCTGTTGATTCTAACTATAATGCAGATCTATCTCAGGATGATCTACCAAAGTATGCCAAGAGACTAAAAACGGCAGGAATGCCTAGCAATGGTGGCAACACTGTTCTGAAAATCAACAAAACCACTAGTGGTAGTGTTTCTGCATTGAATGTAGAAGATTCTCCAGCATCCTTCAAAGTCGGCAACAGGTTCGTTGTTAACAACACTGGAACCGAAGGATCTGGTGCTGCTGCGATTGTTGCTGAAGTTACTGGTAAAACTGTCACCTCACTCAAGTCAAACGATCTAGACCCTACCAATCCTCTAGCAGTCTCCTATGTTGAGACTATTGCACCTTGTTATCTGTTTGAAGGTGATATCGTTACTCAAGAGGATAGCAACTATACTGGTAGAGTTGTCGGAGACATTTCTAACAGAAACGAGTTTGTTCTTGAGAACGTATCAGGAACATATCAGTCTGACAAGAAACTAAACTCTTCCAGCAACATTATCAGTATCATCTTGACTGATAATGGTTCGTTTAGTGCAGAAGCAACACTACTCCTGACAGATGGCGATGATGATGTCATTGCTAGAGGCAGAATCCTTGAGTCTGTGTCAAATCAGAACTCTATTAGAGTAGAAGTGACTGAAGGGGAGTTTGTCGTTCCTGAAACTGCTACTAAGAACTTCTTCCTGCAGAGCACAGTCCTAGGAGACACTGTAGGTCTGGAAGTTGTAACCTACAATGAACTGAGTAAGAACATCGAAGCATTTGTTGTTGATAACAACTATGCTCTGGTATCTACATCCGAACCACACAACGTTGGTGTTGGTAGTGCTGTAAATATGGACCTCATTCCTAGTGAGGCAGATACCACAACAACATACTATGTAAGAAAGAGATTCTACCAAGAAATTACACTAAGATCGCCTGGATTCACTACAGTCATGACTGACAGTGGTGTTGGTAAAGGTGAAGTCCTTAATGGTGGTATAGCATATCAATCAGGAACATATCAAGACGTTGAACTGATTTTCTTCGATCAAAGCAAGGTAAGAACTGATATTGGTTCTGTTGGAGATCCTGACAACGCAAGAGCGACTATCTTTGTTAGTGACTTCAACAATACTGGATATGGTAGTGTCAGTGTCGTTACTATCACATCTAAAGGAAAGAACTACATCAAGGGTGATATCCTATCAGTTGCTGATACATCACTCAACAGACTAGATTCTACCAATTCAACTCAAAGGTTGGCATTGGAAGTTGATCATGTCGGTTTCTCTCTAACCAACACAGTATTGCAACTAAGAACTGTTCAGAAACTGTCTGAGAACGACTATCTGCAAATTAACAGTGAGATTGTAAAAGTTACCTCTATTGACAACAATGCAAGAACTGCTGTTGTTCAAAGGGGTCAGTTTGACACGGTTGTTACCAATCACTTTGATAATGCTACAGTAAGACTGTATAATGGCATCTACAGATTCCAAGAAGACTCAAGACCTCTTGGTGATGGTGTCAATGATCCATATATCATTGATTATGATCCAATCACTCAAAAAGTAACTTTAGCATATAACTACGGTGCTCCTGCTCCTAGAGAAGTTACTAACAGCAGCATCTTCCAAGATGATAGTTCTCCTAGAAAGTCTATCAATATTGCTTCGTCAACTCGCGGTGAGAACAACCTAGAGTTCTCTAAAGATGTCACATTTGCGTCGTATGGCAGAAACACTGACATTCGTATTCAGAAATACTATCGTTACTTGTTCGACACCAGTCATATTTCTATGAATGGTGTGTTCCTTGATTTCTCTGCTAGCAGAACTGGAACTATCTTTACTGAAGAGAAAGAGGTAAGCGGCATTCAACCAGGCAATGCTGGTTCATATGTTGCTGTGACACTAGGATTTGGTCCTAACATCGCTGGTCTCGATCAACAGAGATTCCCAGTCAACTTTGACACATACTACTACTTTATCAAGGCATCCAGTGATGTCAATACCGACAATGCTTCGTTGAAAGTCATTGATGATCCTTTGACTGGTCCTAAGACAGTTAAGTTCACAACACCAACTAAGTTTGCATATCAGTTGCCTGATGTTCCTGATTATCAAGGAAGTGGCGCTATCACATATACTACATCTTCACCTTTTGCTGAAGGTAAGATCACCAAGACTACAATCAACAACCTTGGAGCAGGATATAAGAGATCTCCTATTGTTGAGGGTTGTCTTGTAACTGACAATAACGAACCACTACTGACTGTGGCATGGGATTCGATCACCCAGTCAATTAAAGGTATCCAAATCGATCAAGGTGGTAAGAACTACATCAATCCTAAAGCAGTTGTCACCAATGGAGACGGTGTTGGTGCTCACTTCACTGTAGTAAGTGATGCTGGTAGGATTACTAGAATCGATGTATTGTCTGGTGGTAGTGGTTACACCTTTGCTCCTACTGTATCTGTATATGAGGGTGCTATCGATGCATTCTTTGAATCTGAGAGCATTGGTCTACCACAAGACATCAGTATTATCAGTAATGGTGGTTCTTTCCACAATGATGCAACTCTAGAGTCTAGTTACAGATCAAACTACGCTATCATCTATAAAGGAGATGCTAAGTTCTTCAAAGGAGAGCGAGTAGAGCAGCGTGTTGGTTCTGCACTGATCTTTAGTGCTTATGTTTCCGACAAAGGTTGGAGAACAGGATCAAATATCCTTAGACTCAACAAAGTAAGTGGTGTTGTAGACACTAGTCTACCTCTTGCTTCTGCAATGGATCCCAGCAGAAACGTTGAGGTATCTGATGTCCTGTTTACCGAGTTTGATTCTGATGTTAGAACCTATTTCGACAATCTTGGTAGATATGCATCCGACAAAGGCAAAGTTGGCAGCAGATACCAAAAGGTAATTGATTCTTACTACTACCAAGACTTCTCATACGTCATTCAGTCTAGAACTGCTATTGATGTATGGAGAGATCTAATCAAGCAGACTACACACCCTGCAGGTTTCCAACTGTTCGGTGAAGTTCTGATTGATTCTGAACAGGAAGCAACAATGCCTACTGATCAGACTCCTACTACATCTATCAGTTACATTGAACTTGCTCCCAAGGTAGTAACTGTAGAGAGAAAGAGCACAAGGGTCACAAATTCATTTGTATCTATTGCAGATACGAACTTGATCAGGGGTCAAGGTTCTATCTCTATCGATGAGTATGATACTGAAGGTATCATCGCTAGAGAACTGACAATCCTAGAACCTTTCACTGGTCGCTATGCTACCGCTGTAGATTATGTGGGTTCTATTAGAGCAATCACTAAAGTAGGTGGTGCTCAAGGGAACTTTGCCGATACTTCTTGGGGTAGTTCTATTGCAGTTACTCCTGGTCTGTATGCTCACTGGGTTAAATTTAATCTAGTTAGCAACAGTGCCAATATTCCTGCTGTTCAACCATATATTGGTCCTGGATCTCCTGTTCAAGCATGGGATTCCAATGACAACTATGATATCTTACCTAATGATGAGTATGTAACTAGCGGATCAGGTATCTTTGATCTTACCTTGATCCAGAGCATGACAATTGGTTACATGTTCAACTTTGGAGAGTTTTCCACAGGGTCACCTGCTGCTGATGTTGATCTTGCAACCTTTGGTGCAGTGATTCTATCAAGTGAGTCTGACTTCTCTAAGATTGCATCTGGGTTTGAGGTTGGTGACGAACTTACCTTCTACGAGAACGCAACATCTTATATTACTCTCGAAACTGTCGAAATCAACTCTCCTGCATATGATATTGCAGAGGGTGTTATTGGCAATGGCAACATTCTTGGCAGAAAGACCTTTACTCTTGTAGACAAAGCAAACAATCTTCCATACTCACCATATAATGAGCAAGAACTCTTCCTCACACTAAATGGTGTTGCACAGGAACCTGGCAAATCATTTGAACTGTCTGGTTCACAGATCACATTCAGTGAACCTCCTCTTGGTCCTCTCTTCCCACAAACAGGAGAGAACCTAGATGACACTTATGAGACTGATCCTGCTCTACTAGTCTGTAAGGCATTCAAGTTCAAAGATAATGCTTTCAACTCTCGCTATCTGAGAAAACTTAAGGACATCTCTCCTAGATTTGATGGTATTGCAGATCAGTTTGATCTCTACTGGGAAGATGGTTCTATTGTCAAGGCAGATCCTGGCGAGAAGTTCCTTATCTTTATTAATGGTATTCTACAGGAAGCAAAAGAGTCTGTAGAAGCACCATTAGGCAATGCATACTATATTCTAAGAAGAAGTGGTGCTGGCGAACCTGATGCAATTGTTTTTGCAGAACCTCCTAGAAATTTTGCAGATGATATCGATCCTGTTCCCGTTCAACTAGATCAAAGAGAGTCGTTCTTTGGTTATGGAGTCGGCAGCTACGATAGATTCAAGATTGATGATCGTCTGATCCCATATAGAGGAACAGGTCCATATCTAATCTTTGGTGAAGTTGATGGTAGAGTCAAGAACATCACTGATGACAGATTTGTCTTGGTGTTTGTTGATGGCGTTCTGCAGGATCCAAACTCCTACAGACTTAATGGTCCAAACATCACATTCACATCACCTATTAATCGTTACATCCCTGAGACTGGTGAAGCAGTCCAGAACAATGTAAGATTGATCTCTTTGTATGGTAGAGATGTTCCCAAGACCCTATCGTTCTACGATTATGATCGTGTTGGTCTTACAAATGAGGTTATTGTTAGATGTCAGCGAGTTATCGATACTAGTGCTGGCAATTTAGAATATGATGAATTCCAGAGTAGACTGTATAGTTTTGATCCATCTACTCCTAAGAATATGTTCACCATCACCTCAGATGGAACTAGAAAACTCTTAGGAAAGATTTCTCAAGTAAGATTTGACTTGCTTGATGATGGAACTGCAAATGGATCTTCAAAATCTGGAGTCACAGCAGTTGACTTTACATTCACACTGTTGAATGCAGCAAACATTGACTTCTCTGTGTTGACATATGATCCAACACAGAACACTGCTGATGATACTAGAGTTTCTACACTGTTTGTTTCTGACCAGTCAGACTTCTCAAGTCCAATTAGTTTCAACAAAGAAAACAAAGTCTACTCGATTGATATTTCATATCCAGTAGATGATGAAGGCAAGCGTCTGCTCTCTAGAGACCTTCCTTCTTGGTTGAGAGGTTCTGAGAATGGAAACTCAGTATATGATATCAGAAACAACACCGAACTGGAAATCATCGCTGGTGATGAAATCCTAATTGATGGTGAGAATGAGTATAGAACAGTCGAGTATGTTCCTGGCAAAGCAAACCTAAGAAACTTTGGTCTGGGTCAGACTGCTAAGTATGAGCACTTCTCTAAAGTCGATGTAACCAACTACAATGGTATCATTAGAGGAGAAGGTCTCAGTGTAACCAGTCAGATTGATGGAACGGGTAGTGTTGTTTCTCTTGGATTTAATGATCTTGAGTGGAACAAGAGAGACCTTGCTCTATTCTTCAATACTGGTATCCTACTACAACCAACAGCATATCAATACTTTGTTCCACCACAACTTAAGTTTGTCCCCATTGATGGTAATGGTGGTGGTGCTAGAGCAGAAGTTCTTACAAAAGACGGACAGGTTCTAGATGTTGTATTGACTAGTGGTGGTTTTGGATATACCCAACCACCTAAGGTAGTTGTCACCAGAGGATACTTCGTCAGAAGAAATGCTAGCAGAACAGTTAAGTCTGAGACACTGATTAGCGTCAATACACAAATTGCAGGTGGTGGCGCACTATCTATCGTTCAAACAGAATTTACTCTGTTCGGTGATGGTGCTCTCAGCAATGTCTTCTCTATTATCTCGTTCGGTGTTACAGGATCTATTGATCTTGCTAAGACTGATCAACTAGAAAGTCACATTTGGCCTGCTGCTGAAACTGTTGGAGATAATTTTGGTCCAGCAGGAACTCAGGTATTTACTAAGAGAGATCCATTCACTGCAATTGATCAGGTTGCATCTGAACTCATTATTAATGAGACTCAGATTACTGTAACTCTCGATTCTCCAGTTGCTGTTATTACAGATATCTCTCCTCAGGCAGAGACTGATCTAATTACAAAAATCCTGCACAAGCAAATCAATACTCCTATTGTATATGCTGCTCAGGAGACTTCCAGCGCAACAGGTGCATTCCTTGATGCTCCTCTGTCTCCAACTGGAACAACTGCATACATTGGAAATACAAGTCTATTCCCATCGAACGGCAAACTGCAGATTGGTAAAGAGATTGTTGCATATAACAACACTCTCCCAGATAGATTCCTTGATCTCACTAGAGGTATTGAAGGATCTACGGCACAAGCGCACAACGCTGGTCAGTATCTCAGAACTCTACCTGAATTCGTTACTGTCCTACCTGTTGGACCTACAACGATTCTTATCACTGAGTCTGAAGTCAGAATGTCTTCCGCTCAGTTGGTCGAACTCAAGTCTCAGGTCCTCAGTGAGCAGGAAGTCAAGACTACTGACGAGCGTTACATCGAGATTGAGAATGAGTTCCAGATTATTACACCTGACCTCACTCCAGTCATCCAGGTCGGAATCAAGAGTATTGCTACTCCTGCTGAAGAGACCGTCGCGTCCTCTCCAGAGACAGTCATCGTCATTACTAACACAGTAACACATGATGCTGAAGTTAGAATGTTGGATGAACGCTTCATCCAGTCTGTTAGAAACCTTGACCTTGATCTATACCTTGATTATGATGTCACCAAGCAGATCACTATCATTCCTCCAACAACTGTCGTTAGTGCAGAGCAAATTGCTGGAAGTGATAGTAAGGTCACGCAAATCAACGCTAGTGTAGAATCCATCAGTAGTGACATTGTTACTATTGCGTCTACGACTACGATCTCGGAGATTGACGTTCACATCAATATCGAACTGGGTCTCCAGACTCAGACTGAGATCACTAAGTTTGAAGGATTCAGAAGAGTATCCGCAATCTCTAGTGTATCTGGTAACGTCACCTCAGAAGTCTACGCTGCGGCACAACCTGCTAAAGCATCTATGAATGCTCTGTTGACTAATACCGTCTCCAGAGTAATTGTAACCCCAGAAACCGCCGCTGTTCTGGTTGACTTCCCAAGAGGCGCTGATGGTGGTGTTCTTGGTGCAGGATCTGAGAACGGACCTAAGCAGATTCAACAGCAAATCGATCTCGCTATCGTCGCTACTCTCACGACGATCGAATCTATCGCTATTGCTGCTGGACCATCTATCACATCTACATACAGTGTGAGAGCAAACCTCCCACAGCATGAAGGTCGTGAGAAACCTGCCGATATCATGCTACAAAGAGAGATGGGTGTCCTTGACTACTACACTGAACTCGTCGTTCTAGAAACATCAATTAAGACTAGAAACTAATGCCAGAATTACAATTAGCAGAAGGGTTTAGAACTGTCCATAAGAGAGATGGCAATACCGTTGATGTCACTAACTTTGGACAGAGGGTTCCTGATGGATTTTCGTCATTTACCAGTGGTGCTGTTACATACACACTAAAGGATTTTGAGATCATCAAATTTGAAGGTGACCATGTTATTGAAGACATCCAAAGAGCGTTTCCGCAACTCGCTATTAGAGACTTTGAATTGAGACCACTATCTACCTTCACTCTATCGGGTGACAGGTTCAATGCTGGTCCTTCTGGTATGTTTATGGGTGTCACATCAGCAGATGGAAACCAAACTATATCAGTGGATGCGGAGAATCCTAGTGTCATTAATGTAATTACAACATCAAATTTTGAAACCAGTGGACATCTCTTCACTGCTGCGAGACAATTGATTGAATATACGGAGAAAACTGCGACCACATTTACAGGATACGTAAAAACTGGTCCGAACACTCTAAATAACAACGATGACATGATTCAATTTTCTGGTCCCGAGTGATCTGAAAATAAATAGCATATAAATAAATCAGATATTAAAACGTCCCAGAGAAAAACAACAATGGCTGCAATCATCTCAGATAAGTTTAGAATCTTTAACGCTAAACAGTTTTTGGAGTCTCTTAGTGAGCCCGTTGGTGGAGCGGAAGATAGTCCTGAAAAGACAAGAATGTATTTCTTTGTTGGTCGCCCCCAACGCTGGGATGCTTTCCTTGAAATCTATTCTCAGAACGCTGTCGCTTTCGCAGAAAATCAGTTTGTCTATGTTGCATCTGATGCTAACGGATCCTACACTTTTGCAAACTCCCCCTTTAAGGCTTCCATCGAGCAGGTCTATGACAATTCGCTGATCCTAAGCGATGTCACTCCTTCCGTAAACGCAACTCCACTGCCTAATGCAGTCATCGAGGGTTGGAACGGATCTGCTGACACTGGTGCTGAAGCACGCGCAGGAGTCTACCGTTACGCAACCGAGGACACCCCTCCTACTCCTCTGGACAACCAGATGGAGAAATTCAGCGTCTATGATGAAATCATCGCTGCTAAGCGTATCACCGATCAGTTCGCTCGCGCTGTCATCACTCGTTACGATTGGAACCTGCTCGCTACCGAGCCTCGTTTCGACATGTATAAGCCTGACTACTCCGCAACTACTACTGGTCAGGTAGGTAAGCAGTCCACAACTGGTGCTGCTTCTCTTGGTGCTTCTAAGTTCTATGTAATCAACTCGAACTACGAAGTCTTCAAGTGCATCTATAACGGTCAGTTCCCAGGTCAGGCAGATCCTAACCCTGTTTACGAACCCAAGACTACTCCTTCTGCAGGTCAAGGAACCTACAATGCAGGAACTGGTCTCTTCACCGAGACTGCTGATGCAGTAGTCGCTGCTGCTGGTGGTTCGGGTTACATGTGGAAGTATATGTATACTATCCCTACCGACGACGTTCTGCGCTTCCTGTCCACCAACTTCATGCCAATCAACTTGGCAGGTGAAGCAACTCGTGCTGCTACCGAAGCTGCTGCAGTTAACGGTGCTCTCAACGTTGTTCTAGTTGAGGACACTGGATCGGGTCTTCCTAACGGAACCCACTATGCTCCTGTCCTAGGCGACGGTCAAGTATCTGGCACACAAGCAGTTGTCAAGATTGTCGTTACTGCTGGTGCAATCGAGTCTACCGAAGTTGTTGAAGCAGGTGCAGGTTATACCTACGCTTCTATCGCACTGGACGACGGTGCAACTGTTGGCGGTCTCAAGTATGGTCTGTATGCAGAGCAAGCACTAACCACCGCTAGAACTGGTGTTGGTGGAACAGGTGCTCTGGAAGTTGTTCTTCCTCCTCAAGGTGGTCACGGTGCTGACTTTGAACTGGAACTGAACGCTAAGCGTGTCATGACCAACATTCGTCTGACCTACGCTGAAGGTTCTGGAGACTTCCCTGTTGATAACGACTTCCGTCGTATCGGCATCATCAAGGACCCATTCAACTGGACCACTACTGACTTCGCAGTTCTAGACACCCTGAACGGTCTCTATGCTGTTAAGGTTACTGGCGCAAGCGCAGACTACGTTGCTGACGAAACAATCACCCAGTCACTTGCTGGTGGTGGAACTGCTAGAGGCACCGTTGTTTCCTGGACTCTGGATTCAGGTTCGACTACTGACGGCGTTCTCAAGTATATCCAGTCACCTGACCTCCACGCAGATGGTGGTGTTGTAAGAGCATTCGATTCTAGTGCTAACATTGTTGGTGCTTCTTCCCTTGCTTCTGGCGGTGTTAACACTGGCGTTACTGCAACCACACTCCTTGGTGTAAGTTTCACCAACGGTTTCGGTTTCCCAGAGATCGAGCAGAACTCTGGCGACATCATCTATGTCGAGAACAGAAGACTAATCACCCGTGCGGCTGACCAAATTGAAGACATCAAGTTGGTAATTGAGTTCTGATCCAATCCTAACCTCCTAAATAAGGTTAGGAAAATCAGAACGTTAGTAATATACAATGCCCCAGAATACTAACTTAAACTCATCGCCTTACTTTGAAGACTTTGATCCACAGAAAAATTTCTATAAGGTTCTATTCAGACCAGGGTATGCAGTTCAGGCTAGAGAGTTAACTACTCTCCAGTCTGTTCTTCAGACTCAATTAGAAAATTTCGGTAGGAACGTCTTCAAGCAAGGCGATCTTGTTGTGCCTGGAGAAGTAGGTCTCAACACAAGACTTAATTTTGTTAAGTTGTCGTCGGTATCTGAAGTAGCAGTTTCCGATGATGATGGTAACATTACTTACCAGAAGTATGACATTAAGACCCTCAAAGGTCTGAAGGTCCAGGGCATTTCTTCAAGTGTTGTTGCTACTGTTGTAGCGACAGAATACGGTTCTGATACAGAATCTGACACTATCTACGTTAACTACTTGGATAGTGGAGCGTCTGGTGACGAAGAGAGATTCCGTCAAGGCGAAACACTGGAGGTTGTCGGGGGCGTCAACTCTCCTCTGTTGGTCGTCGGAACCGATGGGGTCTCTCTGCCTACATCTGTTACTGTAACCGATCCTGATACAGGCGTAGAGTCTTTCCTAGACAGTCCTGCGATGGGTTACGCTTCTGCTGTTAAGGTAGAAGAAGGCATCTATTTTGTGAATGGATACTTTGTGAGAAATTCCGAGCAACTGCTCGTTATTAACAAATACTACGATCAACCTTCTGCTAAGGTTGGTTTCAAAATTTCTGAAAGTCTGGTAACACCAGAGCAAGATTCATCTCTGTATGACAATGCAAGAGGTTTCTCAAACTTCTCTGCACCTGGAGCACATCGTCTCAAGATTGATCTTCAACTGGTTAAGTATGACTACTTTGCTCTAACTGATAGAAACTTCATCCAACTACTACTCGTTAAGAGTGGTGTCATTCAGAAGCAACTCAAAGCGAATGACTTCTCTTTGGTTGAAGCAGCACTCGCTAGAAAGACTTTTGATGAGTCTGGCGATTATGTTGTAGAACCATTCCCTCTGCAAGTTAGAGAATACTACCAGCAAAACGACAATCTTGGTTTCTATACTAAGGATGACAACGATCTTGTCAATGGTCTAGATCCTAACACTGCTGAGGCAAAACTAGTAGGAACTATTGGTGCTGGTAAAGCATACATCAAAGGTTACGAAGTTAAGAACAAAGAGACCAAGTATATTGAGATTGAGAAGGCAAGAGATTCTCTTAAGAGAGAAAATCAAACTCTCAAGACATCTGGTCTGACCTCATTCTTCATCACCAACGTATATGGCACTACACCTCTAAACTCAGAAGGTGCAGAACTGAATGCATATCCAACTGTATTCTTGAACTCTGTATACAATGATGGCACTGTAGGTCTGAATGACACTGAAGCAGATAGTGATGTCAAGCAGACTATTGATCGCCGCGGCCAAGGATATGAAGTAAGTGATGGTATCAAGACTATCTACTGCTCTATTGAAGATGCTGCTTTCAACGCAGATAGTTTCACTGATGCTCTACTAGAGTCTACTATCTCTAAACTGTGGTTCATCAAGACTCGTTCTGACTCTGGTAATACTAATACGTATTCTTATGTTGATGTTCTCTCTTTCTCTAAGGTCAGGAGACCTGAGATCGATGGATCGGGAGCAGCGACATACATTGAACTGACTGTCAAGGGTAATCGTGGTGAACTAGATGTATTCCTACTTGACTACGACCTGACAGATTCTATCAACCTTGTTCGTGAACTCTACAAGACTGAGGTTGAGGTTCAGACAAGGAACTCTCCTCTGTTTGTAATTAGAGACTACAACGAATCTATCACTCCTATTGTAGGACTAGCAAAACCAAAGAACATTGCACTCAAGGAAGTAAGTCCTGGTTTCAATGCAGATACCGACAAGATCGTATCTAAGGGTAGACTGACTGGTGGTGTCGAGAAGTATAACTCTATCTTCGACTTCTCATTCTTTGCTCCTGAGTTCTTCACTCGTCTTCTTCTAGAAGAGACTATCACAGGAGATGAGTTTACTCCTGGTAAGTATGTTTATGGTGCTGTCAGTGGAGCAGTTGCTGTCATTGAAGGTGGCACATCTGCAACATACTCATCTATCAACAAACTGTTCGTCACCATGGTGAGTGGTGTATTCTCTGCTGGAGAGACCCTCCTAGGAGAGGATGGCGGAACCCTTAAGATTGCCGTAGAGAATACCGTTTCTCACTTCATCTGTGTGAAGCGTGGAGACTCCTACAACGTAGGAAACCCTGTGATCGCCCTAGATGGTGTCGAGTATCCTAGAAGCGCCATTGAGATGGTTATCCAGGGGTCTGGTGCTATCTCTAGAGTATATGTCAAAGACAGAAGTGCTGTTACTCAAATCTTCTCTCAACCACCTGTAGTAGAAGTTGGTGGTGTTGACCCACTGCCACTGAACGAAGCAACTATCGTTCCCGTTCTGTTTAGGAATACAGTATATACTTACTCACCTAAGAATGTCAAGTCTCTGTATTCTGCCTTTGGTTCTGGTAACAAGAACAGGTTCTCTGCTGATGTAGAACTAGAGAGAACAGGATATACTACAACCACCTCTATTACCGACTTCACATTCTCTGGAACCAGAGGATACAAGTTCATCGAGTGTAATGGTTTCAATGGTGATGCATCTAGAATTCTTGTTCAAGGTGACGTTGTTCAGTTCTCCGATGTTAATGGTGACGTATTTAAGTATGTCGTCCAGTATGCAACCAGACCTGATGGCGTCAAGAGATCAAGAATCTATCTGGATCGCACCCTGCAAGCAGATGTTGTCAATGCATCTGTTGTAAACCAGAGACCTCTCATCGAGAATCCAGTAGGAACTCTAGTCTTCCCAACAGGTGATAAGCAGATCAAGTCACTGATTGACTCGTCTGAAGACTCGAAGATTACTTACTACTTCAGAAGAGACTTCATCACTACTGCATCTTCTGGTAGTGGCAACCTAACATTTGCTGCACAACTCCCATTCGGAACACAAAGATTCGCTGAGTTCTCCCAAGAGAACTTCTTGATCACAGTTCTAGATCCTGGTGTTGCAATTCACAATTCTGAACTAGGAGCGGATCCTGTTAATGATCCTCCTACATTGCTTCCATTCACAGGAGCACTCAAGAAAGGTGACGTTGTATATGTCGATCCTTCATTCGTAAGCATCGAACAGTCTGACAGCAACCTGACTGCTGGTAGTGTCACCATCAACTTCCCAGAAAACTACTTTGGTAACATCGACCAGATTAGAGCAGCACTAGAGAACAGAGTTGCTAATCCAGAAGTTGGAGATCCTACATTTGATGTTCCTGCTATCAACTTCCCAACATTGAAGTTGACTGCTACCCTGCAGGTATCCAAAGCAAAACCAAGACTCAAGACTTCCATTGAGAATAAGCAGATCATTGTTCAGTCTGGTGGAACAAATGTCGTTCCATTTAGAGGACAAGAGAATGGTGGCGAAACCATCCAGATCGTTTCTTATTCTGACGTATACAAACTGAGATATGTCTATGAAGGTTCTGTATCTGCACCTCCTACTGTTGATGCAGGCGGTAACCTAGTATCTGGAACAGATGTAACCGATAAGTATACCTTCGACAATGGTCAAAGAGATACCTTCTATGATACTGCAAGACTAGTTCTGAAACCAGGAGTATCTGCTCCTACAGGACAGTTGATCATTGCTTTCGATTACTTCGAGCATTCACAAGGTGACTTCTGCACGATCGACTCCTATCTGCATGAAGCAGGTGTTACTGAGACTGAGATCCCATCATTCAATTCCTCAGTCAGCGGTCTAGTCTCCCTGAAGGATGTCATTGACTTCCGACCTAAGGTTGACAACACTAACATCCTTCCTGGGTATCAGGACGGATCCTTCCTAGCGCAGAACGAGTATCTATCATTCACTGCAACCTCTGGTATTCCATCCAGCACACCATCCGACGATGTGAACCTACCTTGGACTGTCAAGTATAACAAGGATCAGTATCTCGATAGAATTGATGGCGTATTCCTGAACACTCAAGGTAATTTCATTGTCAAGAAAGGCAACTCTTCCTTGAACCCATCCAGACCTGAGACGCTTAGTGATTCTATCCCTCTATACTATCTGTATGTTCCTGCATACACCGATAGCTTTAGAGATGTAAGAATCGTTCCTGTTGAGAACAAGCGTTACACGATGAAGGACATCGGTAAACTCAATCAGCGTGTCGAGCGTCTTGAGTATTACACATCCCTAAGCATCCTTGAGCAGCAAGCATTGAATATGCAGATTCAGGATGAGATTGGTCTGGATAGATTCAAGACTGGTTTCTATGTTGATAACTTTGAAACTCATAAGGGAGATATCAAGACTGCTGACTATGCTTGTGCTATCGATGCTCAACAGTCTGTTCTGAGACCACAAGTCAGTGAAGATAGTCTGCTAGTCAAGGAAGTCAACACCAGAGAAGACCAGAGACGAGTTGCTGGTTATGTCAATAACAATGGTGTTCTTTCTCTACCATTCTCGAACCAGAGACTACTTGGTAACAACTTTGCTACCAAGACTATCAACCCCAACCCATTTGTTGTCCTACAGTATGTTGGTGACCTTTCTGTTGATCCTAACGTTGACTCCTGGTATGATAGAAACACTGTTCCTCTCGTAACAGATAACAACACCAACCTGTTTGTTCCTTTCCTTGCTAAGGATGATATCTCATCTGCATTCAGCAGTCTGTATAACTCATTCCTAGTAACATGGAATGGCACCGAGAGATCTTTCTACAACATCAACGGTCTGTCCAAGACTAATGACGAGATTGTTGCAGAAGAGGTAACACCTGCATCTGTTGCAAGTTCTTCTAACATCAGTCCACAGAATAACGAGACTCCTAAGGGTGTATCTACTAAGACGAGTGGTGGTAAGTCTATCGTCAACTCCCTGCAATACTTTGCTCGTAGTATCCCTGTTAAGTTCAACATCCGTAGACTGAAACCCAAGACTGAGGTATTTGTATTCCTAGAAGGTAAGAAGATCAACCGTTGGGTTGTTCCCGATATCAGATTCACTGGAATCCCTGGTAACTCCCTATCTACATTCAATGCTCCTATCATCACTGATGCAAATGGTAACGCAAGTGGCGTTATCCTGATTCCTGCTGGTAAGGCACCACGTCAGGCAACTCAGTGGACAGGTGATGCAGAGACCGTCTCTTATGATGATGGTTCTGAGGAAGTCAAGATCACTACTGGTGAGAAGACTCTCAGATTCACATCTAGCAGCACTAATTCAGATAAGGCATCTGTAGAGACCTTCGCAGAAACTAAGTTCTATGCAACTGGTCTGTTGCCTGAGAATCCTGCTTCTATCGTATCCACGAAACCTGCTTACTTCAAGTCTAACGAAGGAACCCAGTTGGTCTCTAGCAATACAGAGCAAGAGCAGAAACCAAATCCACTCGCTCAGACCTTTAAGGTTGAGAACTATGAGGGTGGCGTATTTACAACTGGCGTAGATCTGTTCCTCAGCACTAAGAGCGATACCATCCCTCTCCGTGTATATCTGACTGATGTCAACTCCGAGAAACCAGGCAAAAATGTTGTTCCTGGAACCGAGGTTGTTGTCGAACCTTACACCTATCTGAAGGTATATGTTTCTGACACTGTTACTATCCTCAAGGGTGAAACAATCTCTGGAGAGTCTAGCAACGCATCTGGTCCTGTATTGAAAGTTCTTGATAAGAACAACAACGAACTCGCTGTCTCGGAAGATAACGAGATTGTCCTGACCAATGAGCAGGTCTACACTGTTGTTCTTGATAACAACAACGGTATCTCATACGTTCCTGATGAGCGTCTGAAGATCTCCTCCATCACTACATTCAACAACGCAAACAACACTGAGATCACTGCAAGAATTGCTAAGGACTCTGGTGTTGTCTCTGCACTCAAGGTTACCAACGCTGGTGATAACTATGACACTGCTACTATTACTGTTGAGTCTCCAAGTCTACCTGGCGGTAGTAACGCAACTGGCACGGTTGTAGTTTCTGGTGGTCTGATCTATGATTCTACTATCACACTTGCTGGTAGAGGATACACCGAACCACCTTCGATTGTTATTAGAGGCACAGGACTAGGTAACGGCGGAGCAGTTATCGAAGCAGAGATCGAAATCACAGAACCTGCTGTAAGAATGGGTGTTGCTACAGACACCACTGGCGTTGTTCCATCTACAACTCCAACCAAGTTCCACTTCGACTATCCTGTATATCTACAGAACAATACCGAGTATGCTCTAGTTGTCGAGACTGATTCTCAAGACTATGGCATCTGGGCATCCAAACTTGGTGAGACTGAGATCGCAACCAACACTACAGTTACTACTAACCCATCACTTGGTTCTGTCTATAAGTCACAGAACACTGGTTCTTGGGTAGAGGATCTGTTCGAGGACATCAAGTTCACTCTCTATCGTGCTGAGTTTGATATCTCTTCTACTGCTACCATTGACATCACTAACCAGTCACTTGGTTATGAGAATATGGTCAACAATCCTCTGGAGACATATGCATTCGCAAATGCTAATGCAACGTCTGAGTTGTTTAAGAACAACAATAACATCATCAAGGTCAACCATAAGAACCATGGTTTTGAAGATGGCAAGTCATATGTATTCTTCAAGAATCTAGCAACCACTGCTGGATTCACACAAGGATCACTAAACACTACTCTGTTCAGGGTATCTAACTGTGGTATCGATTCGTTCTGTGTATCAGGTATCGGTAGAGCAGCAGATACAGTATTCGGTGGTGGTGCTAGTGGACTGATTACTTCTAATAAGAAGTATGAGAGAGTTCTTGCACAGTTCTCATATATTCAGTCCCCATCCACAAACATTGATACTGCAATCAAGACAACTAATGTAGTTCCTGTTGACTCCAAGACTGAGAACTACACTTCTTACTCTGTTGCTGACTTTGAAAAGACATTCCTGAATGAAGAGCAGTTCTTCATCAACCAGAAGGTTGTTGCATCAGATATCAACACTCTCCTCAATAACCTTGGCGAGAGTCTTGTTTACAGACTGACACTTTCTTCTACTAAGACATACCTGTCACCAATCCTTGATCTCAAGACATCTTCCATCAAACTATCCTCCAACAGAATCGAAAACGCTGCTGGTAAGGAGAACAGATTCGGTAAGAGATTCCAAGTCATTGAGTTCTTCCCTGTATACAGATTGACTCTAAGCGGCAACCTGGACAGCAACAGCAATCCAATTGTAATTAGCGTTGGTCAGACTGTTGAGGGTATGGGTAACGATGCACTAAACATTGAGGCATCTGGTTCCCGTGGTGAAGTTGTTAGATACAGAACTTCTGACAATACTGTCTTTGTCAAGGTCAAGAACAATAATGTATTCAAAGCAAACGAAGAACTCTTCTTCTCACTGCAATCACAAGAGAGCGGTGAGTTGGAAGATAACACAGTTGTCGTCAGTGCTGCTGGAGCAATCAAGGTTACTCCTGACTTCTCGTTCGGTCAACTAGTTACTGGAATCAATCCTTCTGATCCTACTAAGACATATGACAACTTGATCAACGGAACCGTTCGTATCTGGGATGTTCCTTCTCAGACTCTGACTCTAGAGAACGATAAGCAACCAATCAATTCTGATTACTCTAGTGCTAGTGGAGTTGGTTCTTTCATCAGAACCCAGCAAGTTGCTGATCAGTCTGCTGACATCTTTAGAACTGGTGATCTTGTTTCCTGGTCTAACCTGGGAGCAGGTGATGAGAGATACTATGAAATCAAGACCATGACATTCTCCGAGGGTGTAGACTTTGTTCCTGAAGACAGTGCAAAGGATACCTCTTCCGTTGCTAAGTATGTAACTAAGGAGATCAGTCTTGCTCAGGGTGCAAGCGCAATTGATGTTATCATCACTGCAAACGTAACTGATAGCAAGAACATTCAACTCTCATACAAGACCAAGACTACTTCTATCCAGAAAAAGTTTGAAGATATCGAATGGCAGTTCTTTAACGGAACTGGATATGAGGATACTCCCAAACTCGCTACACCACAGAATACTATCTCCGCTCAGAAGGAAGAGCAATCTGCCTATCAAGAGTTTAGATTTAGTGTTGACAACCTAGATGAATTTACTTCATTCGGAGTTAAGATTTCGATGAAGACCGATGATCCATCTTACGTTCCTAAGGTCCAAGATATTAGAGTAGTGGCATCGACATGATAAAAGTCGAAGGACACGAAAATTTATATCGAGACCCCGAAACGGGGGCGATCATTAGCAATGAGAAACCTCCAACAAAGGTTTTGCACACTGCCATAAATGACATAAATACTTTGAAGGCAGAATTATCTGAAATCAAACAACTCTTAAAAGAGATAGCACGCAATGGCAATTCTTAGAAACGTAGCTAAATCAGACACATTTGAGAAGCAACGACAAACTATCAACCAACTTGCGAGCGATTTGTTTGCTATTGGTGGTGGTGGAAGTGATTTATCTACAGGTCTTCTAAGGTTGGGTGATGGATCCAGAACGGAACCATCACTTGCGTTTGTTAATGACACATCGGTCGGTATCTTTAGACCAGGAACAAAGACTCTAGCATTTGTATCTGACGGTAAGAAACTACACCAGATTCAAAACGAAGCATCTCTTTATTATAGAAATGTTGTTCTTCAGAAAAACATTCTGAAAAGTGACGGTCTCCAGATTACTGCACAAGGTCAAGATTACGACCAGGGAGATTATGAAGAGATTCCTGTCATTGGTGGAACTGGTCAGGCAGGAACCTTCGATCTCACAGTATCACCATACAATGGAACCACTACTCCTGGCAGTGGATATGTATTTGTAGGAGAGTCTTTGGGAACTCCTACTTATAATGGAGTATCACTAATTGGTGGCACTGGAACTGGTGCTGTTGTAAATTTGGAATTCTCTAATGGAGGATTCGCCAGCACTACTATCAGTGAATATGGTGATGGATATCTGTTAAATGATGTTCTTACTTTGCCTAGTCAAGTAACAGGATTCAGTGGAAATATCAATGAGGACGAAACTACTGTAACCGCAACTGTTCCTGATGGTGTTGGATCTGGATGGATTGTTACTCAAACTGCAGGAACTGCAGTCTTACAAACTCCAGTAGATGTTGACGGCAACCCAACAGACATTATTGTTCAAAATGTTGCTATAGATAGAACATCTCTAGATCTAAACACTTCTCCTGCTACAGGTGATGGTGGAACGATCACCTTGACAATCACTCCTCCATGGGGAACTAATGGTAATGGATATCAATTTACTATTGATGTTGTAGGAATTATTACAGCTGTATCCATCAATGCACCTGGAGAAGGATACAGTATTGATGATACACTAACTATCTTTAATCTAGATCTAACGCAACCGATTCCTTATCTTGTTACAACTGAAGATCTTCTTCAAGTAACATTTACAACTGATCCCACAGCAGGAACATTTGTTGTTGGGCAATCATATAACTTCCAGCAAGAAGATGCTCTTAATCCTGGAACTTTTACTACAATTACAGGAGTCTGTGAAGAAGTAGAACAAAGCGGAGGCATCATAACTCTAGTTACTTTTACGTTCTCTGGAACCGATAGTATTGGTAGTGGAGATACTATTGGATCTCTAGAAGTTGATGAAACAAATACTGTTGCCAGATACTTGATTGATACTGGAGATGGCAATCCAACTAGGCATCCAGACTTAACTCTATTCGTTAATAATACATACGATTTTGATTACTCGGACGCTTCATCACACCCATTTAGATTCTCTATTCATCCAGATGGAATTCATAATACGTATGAATTTAGTGCAACTTTAACTGAAGGAGCAACTACAATTACAGTTGGAGATGGAACTAAAGTTCTAGTTGGGATGAACGTTACTGTTTCTGAGGATGCAGATATTAGTGATGAAGGGCAGGTTGATTCGGAAACTTTTGTAACTGAAGTAAATGGAAATGTTGTTACAATTGATACTCCAATAGTTTCTAGTGGAACTGCACCTTTGGTTTTTGCTGGGGTTGAATATGATGGAGAAGAAGTTGCATATCGTGATGATAGCATCTCAAGAATTCAACCAACTGCTGCAACACCAACTCCTCTATATTATTACTGCCAGCAGCACTCTAATATGGCAGGGACTGCAGGACTCGAAGCGGAGTTGACAATCGATCCAAATAATCCAAAAACTTTTGGATCTGGATTTCAAGTTCTTGTTACTGATATCACATCCACTGATAACATTACATTGGATGTAAGTAGTGGTGATGTAAATTCAGTTACGGTAACTTCTACTGATCTTATTTCTGATGCTGCAACAATTACTACAGCAAATGTTGATGTTATTAATGTATCCGACAAAGTAAATACTACTGAAGTTGTTTCTCCTGGAAATTTACTTCTACAGTCTACAGGACTAACCAGTCCTGTAAGCATTAAAGGTCAGAAATTAAGTATTGTTCCTCCAGCAGTAGATGCTATTGCACTGCTGGAAATTACAGCAGATACTGGAGATCTTACAACTGCAGGATCTATCAAGACTACAGGAACATTTAACTCTTCAGACTTGCTGAAGATTGAAGATAATAATATCTTTACTCAAGGAACTGAAGATCTTCTTCTAACACCTGCTCCTAATAGAGTTGTCAAGATTGACGGAACCACTTCACTAATTATTCCTGCTGGTAATACTGCAGCAAGACCTGGACCAGGACTAGTAGAGAATGGTGCTATTCGTTATAATACACAAACCACACAATATGAAGGATATAGTTCAGTAACCACATCATGGTCTTCTCTTGGTGGTATTAGAGACCTTGATGGTAATACATATGTAACTGCAGAAGAAACTGTAGGAGCAAACGACGATACGTTCTACTTCTACAACGGAAACGCAAACACTCTCAAAATTAGTCCAACTAGATTTAGTTTTGAGACTTTGAAGCAGATGGCGTCTCTAAACGTTTCTGCTCCTGCTTACACAGAATGGAGATCAAACACTCCTGTATCTGTTGGTGAATATCTAAAGCATAGAAACAACATTTATGAAGTAACTGTTGCTGGTATTACTGCTACTGATGGTAATGCTCCTACACATACCGCAGGCGCTCAACCAAACAATACTGCAGAACTGACTTACTCAACAACTGCTGTATCAAACTTACTGTTCCAGGAAATCGATGAGGTTCAGATTGACCCATTCGGTGACACATATCTGACAATCAGTGGAGACCTGCGTCTCCGTAAT